TTCATAGAACTAGCTGAGAAGGCTAAACTGTGGGAAACACACCTGAAGAAACAGACTGTAGAGGAAAGTAAACAAGCCACAAGGATGAGAAAGGTTTATGGCAAACATTAAAGTAGATTACATCAACCATATGGGCGATGATTTAACAGTAGTTAATGCTGCCCGTGTTAGCTTTGATAAAGAGTCAGAGGCTGTTAGTTGGTATGACATAGAGCAAAGCAATCATTACTTTCCTTTACCAGTGTTAGATCCTAAAGATGTCAAGCTGATTAACTATCTAGCTAAACACAACCATTGGAGTCCATTCAGTCATTGTTTTATTCAGTTCAGGATCAAAGCACCGATCTTCGTAGCTAGGCAGTTGATGAAGCATACGGTAGGATTAGCCTGGAATGAAGTCAGTAGACGCTATGTTGATACCTCACCAGAGTTCTATCAGCCTACTTACTTCAGACGTAAAGCACCAAATGTCAAGCAAGGAAGTTCATCAGAACCAGTAAAAAGTCACACTGATTGGAATGCAACAGTTGACAAATACACTGCTTATATGGTAACATTGTACGACCTAATGCTCAAGGAAGGTATTTGCCCTGAGCAAGCTAGGATGATACTCCCCCAATCCATGATGACTGAATGGTATTGGAGTGGGAGCCTTTACGCCTTTGCTAGAGTATGTCAATTAAGATTAGCAAAGGAAGCCCAAGCAGAGACAAGGATCGTTGCAGAGAACATCTGCCGAGTCTGCTCTGAAGTATTCCCTAATGCCTGGGATGCCCTTATGAATGGAGATGAAGATGAGTGATAGCAGAATTAGTTTTCATGTGACAATAATGTCAGAAGAAACCGAAAAAGAACAGAAGTTCAATGCTGATTTTGGTTACCCGCTAGACTACATGGTTAAGATCAATGCTACCTACGATGATGGTATTGTATGGACTAAGTTGTTAGAAAGAGCATGTGAAGCTATCGGTGCTTACTACGGTTACGATATAAAAAAGAAAGTATTTGTTGAACAGTTCGGAAAGATCGTTAATATCTTCGGACACGATGATCCGTCACACTATAGTACAGACTCAGACGCTGACTCAGACGCTGATGAGAATCCTGCTACTTGATATCGAATCAGCACCTAACACTGCTTATGTCTGGGGTTTATTTCAACAGAACATCAGTATCAGTCAGATTGTAGACAGTAGTAGTGTTTTGTGTTGGTCCGCTAAGTGGTATCAAGGTGATCAGTTAATGTTCAGTAGTATCCTAAATGGTAAGAAGACTATGTTAAAGAAGATTCATAGTCTCTTAGACGAATGCGATGCTGTTGTACATTACAATGGAACTAGGTTTGACATACCTACACTTAATAAAGAGTTCCTCGAGGCTGGTATGTCTCCTCCAGCACCTTACCATCAGATTGATCTGCTGAAGACTGCTAGAAAGGAATTTAGGTTTCCTAGTAACAAGCTGGACTATGTAGCTAGGGCGTTAGGACTAGGACAAAAGACTAAACATGAAGGCTTTGAACTTTGGATCAAGTGTATGAACAAAGACAAAGCAGCATGGGAAGTCATGGAGCAGTACAATAAACAGGATGTCTTATTGCTGGAGAAGGTTTATGAGCGATTTCTTCCCTGGATTCGAACCCACCCTAACGTCAGTGTCAACAAAGACCACCGAAGCTGTACACGATGCTCTAGTATCAATCTACAGAGACGAGGGTTTAGTACCTCTCTCACAGGAAAGTACCAACGCTATCAATGCCAGGACTGTGGTGGATGGCAACAACAAAGAAGGAGTGAACCAATTGCTGCCGAGATACTCAAACCAAGCTAAACAGGTTGGTGGTGATCATTACAAACAGACAACACTACAACCTTGGGATGTTATCTCAGCATGGTCATTAGACCCTTGGTTAGCTAATGTTGTTAAGTATGTACAGAGACACCAACGTAAGAATGGCAAAGAAGATCTTCTTAAAGCAGTACACTATCTGGAGTATGTGATTGAGAACTATGACTTAGTAAAGAGTAAGTACTATAAGGAGTAACTATGGCTTTAACGATTCTGGACTTATTTGAAAAGCTTAAGAGACTGGATGAAATATCTCTACTTGAGATATTGAACATAACAGCGGAAGAACTGGTAGACAGGTTTGAGGACAGAATCGAAGCCATGTTTGACCAACTTGTTGACGAAATAGATGACACCGAAGAGGAAGAAGAATGAAGTTAAATAACTACTCAAGTTTTATCCACAAAAGCCGCTATAGTCGTTTCATTGACGAACAAGGCAGGCGTGAGAACTGGAGTGAAACAGTTGAACGCTACATGGGATTCATGAAGAAACAACTGTTAGACAAACACAAGTATGAGATCCCACAACACATCTACAAGACAGTGCATAAAGCTATCCTTAATATGGATGTGATGCCTTCGATGCGTTGTATGATGACTGCTGGAGAGGCACTTGAGCGTCAGAACATTGCTGGTTATAACTGTAGTTATCTGCCTATCGACGATCCTAAGTCCTTTGATGAGGCGATGTACATCCTCTTATGCGGTACAGGTGTTGGATTCTCAGTAGAGGCTAAGTATGTTAATCAACTCCCTGAAGTCCCTGATCAGTTATTCGATAGTAAAACTACTATCGTGGTATCCGACAGCAAAGAGGGCTGGGCTAAAGCATTACGACAACTCATTGCTTTACTATACGCTGGAGAAATTGCAACCTGGGATGTATCCAAAGTTAGACCTGCTGGCTCCAGACTTAAGACCTTTGGAGGCAGAGCTTCTGGTCCAGAACCCCTCGTTGAACTATTCAAATTTGTTATTAGGAAGTTCCAAGCGGCCAAAAATCGTCGTCTGTCGTCCCTTGAATGCCATGATATTCTGTGCAAGATCGGGGAGGTTGTTGTTGTGGGTGGTGTGCGGCGTTCTGCGATGATCTCTTTAAGCGATCTCAGTGATGATCGTATGGCACACGCTAAAGCAGGAGCATGGTGGGAACAACAAGGACAGCGTAGTCTTGCTAACAACTCTGCTGTGTATGATGTAAAGCCTTCAGTAGGGCAGTTCATGCGTGAGTGGTGTTCGATCTATGACAGCCATTCAGGTGAACGTGGTATCTTTAACAGAGATGCATCGAAGAAGCAAGCAGCTATCAATGGTCGTAGGGACCCTAACCATGACTTTGGTACGAATCCTTGCTCAGAGATTATCCTACGTCCTTACCAGTTTTGTAACCTTACAGAGGTCATTGTTCGTGATACAGACACTCTTCAAGACTTGATGTACAAAGTACGTGTAGCAGCTGTTCTAGGCACTTGGCAGAGCACGATGACTACCTTCCCATACCTACGTAAGATCTGGGAAAAGAACACCGCTGAAGAGCGTCTATTGGGTGTGTCGCTGACAGGTATCTATGATCATAAACTACTGAATGATCCTGATGATAAAGTGTTACCAGCAAGATTGGAGATGTTGAGAAATGAAGCAATCGTTGCTAATGAAGTTACAGCAAATGCTCTTAATATTCCTGTCTCTGCTGCTATCACTTGCGTCAAGCCTTCTGGTACTGTGTCTCAGCTTTGTGGCACTGCTTCTGGCATTCATCCTCAACATGCCCAGTATTACATTAGGCGTGTACGATCAGATAAAAAAGACCCTCTCACGGCGTTTATGATCGAACAAGGTATTCCTAGTGAGCCTTGTGTAATGAGACCAGATAGCACTACCGTATTCTCATTTCCTATGAAGGCTCCTGAAGGTGCTATAACAAGGGATGATGTTGATGCACTATCTCACCTTAACCTATGGCGTATCTATCAGCTTCACTGGTGCGAACACAAACCATCAGTGACTATCTCAGTTAACGAGAATGATTGGCCTGCTGTAGGAGCTTGGGTGTATGATAACTTTGATATCTGCACTGGTGTATCGTTCCTACCAATGGATGGTGGTACATATAGACAAGCACCTTATGAGACATGCAGTAAAGAATCTTATGAATCCTTATTAGCTAAAATGCCTGTTAACATTAACTGGGATCAATTAAAAGAAAGTGATGATAATGTTGAGGGAGCACAGCAATTAGCGTGTGTTGCTGGTGTGTGTGAGATCTAAATAAAAAAAGGCCTCCAACAAAGGAGGCCGAACGGTCACTAAGGAAAATTATGCCTAATGTCTATGGATGGTCTTTTTTACCAGGGTTTATGTTAGGGCTTTGTTACTCTGATGATTTTGTCGTAGCTGACGAGGACGGATCTGAGATCCTTCTCGAAGGGTTCTTTGTCTTCATTAACATTACCATCTTCAGCTTTGTTATTGGATGGGCTAAGGAGGAATAATGTCGCCTCTGCTTCACGACGAAGAGCAAGGCCTTTGGTTACTTTTCCTGCTGCAAGATTCCAACGCTTTAATTCTTGAACAGCTTCCTCCCATTGTTCTTGGTTTATCCTTGTTCGCATCGTGGATGATCGGAGCCTAGCTGGTCCTAAGTTGTAAGTCCAGCTAAGTATTGCAGCAGCTTTATTATGGTGTTTCGTCAACACTGGACAGGCTTTGTAGACTTGAAGTAGGAATCTCTCTGCATCAAGTTCAAACAATTCCTGTCCTCTTTCTTTTGAGATCTCAGGATCATCTAAGGTAACCCTATCACCATTCTCATACATCGTAGATCCCCAGCCTATGGTGGGGACGTTAGCACTGCATAGATAGGGTTTACTTCTCCATCCTTCGAATCTCTTGATCAGTGGTTCAGCAATGGCGATTACTTTAGACAAAGACATTGTTACTTTTACTACAATTTTCTGATGCTGTTAAAACTTGTAAGTTCCAAGGGACATGTAAACCTGTTACGTGTTTTCCTTGTAAAGGAATAATATGATCTACATGGTGTACTATACCTGTTTGAAAAGACCTTGCTTTTGCTATGTCATAAAATTCTTGAATTTGTGCTAATTCAATAAAACTTAACCATTTAGGACGTGCGTTTAATTTTTTAACATGTCTTTCCATACACCTAGAATTATGAAGAGCTGTATTAGAATCCTTCCACTTTTTTGCTCTTTCTTTGTACGCTTCTTTATTCTTTTCGTAGTCTAACTTACCCTTAGCACGTATTTCTTCTCTATTAGCTAAGTAATACTGTCTTTTCTTTTCTCTCAAAACTTCCTTGTTCTTTTCTCTATATTTCCTGTCTTGCTCAGACTTTTTAGCTTTATCTATCATTTCTTTGAAGACTCCCAAACTCTCCCAATAAACCAGAACGTTAAAATCATAGCCAACATACCCTCATCAAAATCTGTCCAACCTGTGATGAGCACATTAGTCCAAACACCATCTTGTAAGAAAGCTAAGTACAAGCCTGCTATCTTCACAGCAGAATAAAAGAATACAAACCAGTATGTCACTGCTGGTCTAACCAAAGCAGATAGCGATGCTACCCACTTCCAAGCCTTGCTATCAGACTCTGCTTGTTGTTTGAATGCTTCACCGATAGCGTCTAATTCAT